AAAGCTACCGTACCCACAACGCCTGTAACGTTTACAACTGATGTACCTGTTACAGAAACACTACCTACTTGTGCAGTTCCAGAAACTCCCGTTACAGCTACTGGCACACCTGGTACAACGGTTACTGAGCCAACACTTCCTGTAGCAGAGAGACCTGAAACTGAAGCATTTGCTGCCGCTTGTACAGAAACTGACCCTTGTACTACCGTTCCTGCTACACCTGTTAAAAGCACTAAAAGAGCACTACTAACCGATACATTGCCTATTGCCCCAGTACCACTAACACCTGTTACAGATACCGATACGCCTGGTACGACAGTTGCTGAACCTATAAAACCTGTACCAGAAACACCTGCTACAGAAACTCCAATACCTTGCCCAACCGTTACACTACCAACACTTGCAGTAGCTTGTAACCCAGAAACACTGGTATTTGCTGCGCCTGTTGCAGTTATGCTGCCAACTTGCCCTGTACCACTTACTCCGATTACGTTTACAGCCGCTGTTCCAATTACCGTTGTACTACCTAACTGTCCTGTTCCAGATACCCCTGTTAAGCTAACGCTTACGTTTTGAGTAGCATTTACAGTAACCGAGCCTACATTTCCAGCGCCTACAACTCCGCCAAGAGAGACCTCTACATCAGTGTAGCTCTCGCCCCACGGTCCGCCACTCCACGCACCGCTTCCCCAGCCCGAATAAGTTGGCACTTAGCCATTCCTAGGCTATGCGGATAATAGCGTTGCTTGCGTCTGCTGTTGGGAACACAATCGTAAATGTACCTGACGTTGAAGTTTTAGCGCCGCCAAAATCTAGGATACATACAGCTGGATTACCTGCAGCACTGCTGTTATAGATCATTGCTCCATAAGCAGTAATAGTCGCAGAAGTAAATGACAAGTCATTAAAATCAGTAAACGCAGTAGTACCAGAAGAGGTTGGGGTAATATTAGTTAATGACCCGCCGCCAGCAGTGTATGAACCAGAAGCAGCTACTTCGTTAGTTGCTGTATAAGCCGTTGTAGCAGCTGTAAACGATGCTGAATTGTCATACATTGCTAGTTTAAACGTGTTACCAGTACTAGCTGTAAAGTTGTGCGTAGCCGTCATTAGCTGAGTTTTGAAGCTGGTGCACATAAAATTGCCTGTAAAAGCCATGATGGACTCCTATAAAAGTTTAATTAATTCGGGATGACCAGCTTCCCTTAGCTTATGAGCTAGTGTTACTCGATCAAATTTTACTGCTTCATTCATGTAAAAGACTAGTACTTCCCTAATATGATTACGAAAAGCAATTGCTTGCTCCCGAACCAAAGGATGAGACTGATCCCCTACCTGAATAATTTTATCTAATGCGCGTTCAGCAACTTCTTCGGGGGTAAACCCACCAAAGTCTTTAGTTGCTATTTGAATCCCATTGGATTCGCCTAATCCTTGCACACTAATCATTTTACTGGATACCTTACTTGTCCACTTCTATAAGCATCTTGACGCTCTTTAGCATCACCTAACTGTTTCAGATCCATCATTGCTGCATCATAACGGGCTTTATACATATTCATTGTATCAGCGTCTGTCTTCATAAAATTAGCAGCTTCTAAAAGAGCGCCATATAACAGTACAGAATCAAAATTATCACCAAGCCAAGATGTTCCAGCCGTTACAATAGACTGTGGGTAGTAGAAATAATGCATTTCTACAGCGTAATTAGCATCTGGGGTAGGCCCCAAAATAAAAGTATTATTATCAAAAACAGCGTAATACTGAGGCTCCGCATAGAACACGGCATCTGTGTCTGGGTAAGATTCACGGATAAAGTTAACATCTTTGTTAAGTAAATAGTGATACTCATTTGCCGCATTAATCACCGCAACGCTAAATGTTGCAAGCCAATCAGACGGAGTTGCTAAGTATTTATTCCCAGTAGTCACATTACCCGTAACATTCTTACGGAAAGCAGGCATCTGAACGGTGTTATAAATCCGTTGTTCTGCAAGCTGGACAAAACGAGCAATCTGTTCCGCAGACGTAAACGACCCCACGGTTGCTGGGAAATCGTTCTCAGCAAACCCTTTAATTGCGGACGTTAACTGCGTATAGTTCATGCCATTGGGCCTCTAGAGGTAAACCCTTTAGTAGCACAGCCAGATCCACGTTGCTTAATGCCTGTAGTTTTAACATCATTACGATCTGGATTACCTGCGCTAACACGCATAGCACCGCTTTTAGGTGTTACTTCGCTAGCTGATAATGTATTTGGATCACGAGTTACTTTGCTTGGTTCTTTAGCATCCATAGCTTTACCATCCATAGTATGTGGTTTGGCGTAAACGTCAGCAGTGCCAACTTCTTTGCCCATTACTTTTTGAGAAAATTTAGCCATTATCTGCCTCTTCCTGATTTCTTTTGATTTGCTACACGAGCCAAGTTACGACCAACATCTTTCATAGCCATAGAGCTAACACCATGCTTTACAGTGTTACCACCTAGAAAACCAACGGTTGGACCTGAATCGCCTAAATTTTTACCCACTGTTTTGCCTTTGGATTCAATACCATTAGCGCCTTTTTTGAATGACATATACTTCTCCTAAGTTATTGTTACTGTTACGCTACCTACCAAACACGATGGAGCAAGATCATTGGGTGTTAACCCGTTATCTCTAGCACCACCAACTGGATTCCATCCCCACTGAAATACTCTACTACCACCCTGTGGAACTCCAGCAGCATTGGGGTTAACACTATTTGTTAATATTACTTGTAAACCATTACTTCCAGATACCTGATAGCTTACATCAGGACGTGGTTCCCGTACAGCCTGTGGGTCATCTACTGGATATAAACCTAACGACAATTGCGGTTGATCTGGATCCCAACAAGTTGGGCATACTTTAATATTCTTTATTTGCTGCTTAACAATTAACTTTTTAAGTTCTTTTAACTTATACCGTTGACCACATCGATCACACTCCGCAATGGCAAACTTACCACTACTATATTTATTAGGCATAGAAGGTAGTCCTTGGCACAAACCTTATTGCCGCTTTTTCCCTATCTTCTGTAGATGCCATGAGCCATTGCTCTTCATACTCACTCTTTAAAAACTGCATTCTTTGTAGTGCATCTGGTAGTTTTTGAGCTAAATAAAAAGCCAACCCAGCTACCATACAAGGTAAAAAGCGGAAAGGAATATCAGGTTCTACCGAGCCGTTAGTACCTGCATCTTGAACCCTACGCAATCTCCAGTATACAAAGGTATAAGGGCTACCGCCAGCAGCAGGTGTAGGCCAAACATTAATAGAAGGAAGATTTTGTACACTAATTGCAGCGCCAGTAGTATGGCTTGCGGCTGTAGTACCATTTTGACCACGGTAACAGTTTGTTAGCACGTTTCCTACGACGTTAGCATAGCTAATAGTTTCATTATCAATTTTAATAAAACCGCCAATAGGAAGAACGCTAGCATCACTTACAGTAATAGAAGTAGCCGTGGCATTAATTGTGCCATTTAAAGTTACAGTAGTTGAGTTTGACTGCCCTGATTGGCGATTAAACCAAACTTGGATAGGGCGCCCAGTTACCAGTTTATTAGGAATGGTAGAGTAAGTGGACTCAGAAATACGGCTAATATTAATATCAATTTGATTGCTTGGAATACCATTATTCTGCCTAACCACCATATCTAATAAGTCAATTGTATTGGTTGGTATAGGGTAAATACCTTGCCCAGTAACCAGCTCAATCTGACCTTGCTCAATTGTCCATAAGTTAATACCACGGTTAGCCCATTCAATTGTCAATAGATTCAAAGAACGACGGGCAGTCCGCATATCGTAACCTGTACGAAGCTCTGCACCACAACGCTCAAAAGCCTCTTCAATGAGGTTATTAAGGTCTAGATTAAACGCAGAGGTACCAGATGTAGTCATTATTTCATTTTCTTAAGAGTTTGAGCTAGACGGGCACGTTGACCCATTTTGCCAGGTTTCTTAGCCGCAGCTGTAAGTTTTTTGGCAGGTATGGGTTCGCCTTTCTTTGCGCCTAACGCACTGCGTAATGCGCCAGGTTTTTTAATAGCATCTTTAATCCAGTTTTTAGTAGCCATTATTTAACCTTTCGATATGGTTTTACTTTTGCTTTTACTTTTGCTGGCTGGGGCACGAACTGCTTTCCTTGTGCTTTCCCCGCTCGCTTTGCTCGTGTTGTTGCTGCGTACTCGCTTGGGCTTAACGCTTGTATTGCTTTCTTGGGTAGGTATCGCTCCCCCGTCTCGGATGACTTCTTCCCCGACTTGGTTGTCCACTCTTGGTCGCCCCAAGACTTTAAAGATTGCTGTGATTTTGCTAAACCACCCCCAGCCATTTTCTTTTTGCTTGCACAATGGGCTTTCTGGGAGAACCCCTTCGGGTTGCTGCAATTTATTGATTCTTTGTATTTTTTCGACCATGTCACTTGTAACCCCCACCAGCAGCTTTATATTTTTTAGCTACTAATTGCGCTTTACGAGCCGACCACTGACCTGCGCCAGTACCTTGTGTTGCAGCAGCTTTAACTTGAGAAACAATTCGCTTACGCATTCCTGGTTTGGTGTAATTGCCCGCAGCATTAACTTTACCGCCCTCTTTGTATTGCGTAAAGTCAGTGTCATCACGACGAGCTTTCTTTACACCCTTAGGCATTTTAGAAGGGTTTATATCACCCATACCACGACTTGGTCTCATGCTTTTGTCTTTCCACGGATGCAACATCCGTCTGCACGTTTAGAGGCAGAAGATACCTTACCGCCTTTTTTATATGTGTCGCCCATTGGGTTCATTTTAGCCATACCAGGTTGAGTTCTTTTGGTTACTTCATCCATAGCTTTGTTATACCGCTCAACATTTTTATCGTGCTCAGGTTTAGCCGCTTTTTCGTTTTTGTCTAATTGTTCTCTAACAGAAGCCATTTGTGAGTTAGAATATTTTGGAGATCTATCAACACGCATCGACCCACCACTCTCATATTTTTTCACTTTACCGCCCGCCTTGTATGCTTTTGTTAAATCACGGTTACTTAATTTATTACCACCCATACCGCCACCGCCACCGCCACCTTTAGGCAGTCTACCCATATCTTGCAATCTTTCAGTATAGGTGCGTGGGCGTTCAGCTTCAACTTTTGCTCTATGCTCTTCTGCCATTTTACTAGCTTCAGCCTTAGCCCGATCGATTTTAGCCTTATCTAAGGCTTCGTCAAACTTTCCAGGACCGCGTTTTTCCTCGGGAGCGTACTTCTCTTTCCCGTCGCCGTCAGGTTTTTTAGAAGGGTCTATAGGCT